AGTTTTATTGTGGCCAACATAATAGAGATATAATACTAAAGGCTAGACAATTAGGGTTTACAACTTTTAAGATGATTAGCGATCTTGATGATTGTTTATTTATTGAAAACTTTAGCGCCGGTTGTATTTGTCACAACATGGACAGTGCGAAGGATATTTTTAGAAACAAGATAAAGTTTGCATATAATAATATAACCGATGATCAAAAAGAATTGATTGCAGAGCTAGGCTATCAATTGCCAGTTCCAACAAGTGATCGCGGTAATGCTTATGTTTTTGATAATGGTTCATCTATAAAAGTTGGTACATCATATCGTGGTGATACTTTACAATCACTTCATGTATCAGAATTTGGTAAAATTTGTAAAAAAAATCCAGATAAGGCACAAGAAATTGTAACGGGTGCTTTTGAAGCTGTTCCAGCTGATGGAGGTGTTATAACTCTTGAATCAACTGCTGAAGGTAAAGAAGGCTATTTTTTTAAGTATTGCCAAACAGCAAAGAAACTAAAAGGCTTAGGCAAAAAACTATCAATATTAGATTTTTGTTTTCATTTCTTCAGCTGGTGGGAACGTCCAGAATATGAAATTGAAGGCGAAGTTTCACCGGCATTAGAAAAATACTTTAATGAATTAGAAAGTAAATATGGAATACCTTTAAGTGATAGAAAAAAAGCCTGGTATTCTGGAAAGTGGAAAGATTTGGGCGATGATATGAAACGTGAATATCCATCAACGCCTAAAGAAGCTTTTGAACAATCTATTGAAGGCGCTTATTATTCACAACAGTTTAATGATATATATAAAGAAGGAAGAATAACAAACCTTGCTGAATACGATAATAAAGGCGCTGTTAATATCGTTTGTGATATTGGTATTGGTGATTCAACGGCGGTATGGTTTTATAGAAAAGTTGGTAAAGAATTTCATATGCTTCATTATCATGAAAACAGTGGTGAAGGATTAGGTTATTATCTAAAGTATATTGAAGATATATTTACTAAAAATAAATGGCAAGTTGGCAAGTATTACGGCCCTCATGATATGAACAATAGAGAGTTCGGCAGTGGTGGCAAAACAAGAAAGCAACTAGCTAGAGATGGCGTTGAATACGGAAAGAAAACTTATAGAGCTAATTTTGAAATAGTCCCTAAAACTAAGATAGATGATGGTATTCAACTTGTCAGAGAGATTTTGCCTAAATGCATATTTGATGAAGGCATGGAATATGGTATATCAACATTAGAAAGTTATCGTAAGGATTGGAATGATAAGCTAGGTTGTTGGCGTGATTCACCTTTGCATGATTGGGCTTCTCATGGCGCTGATGCATTTAGATATTTTGCAGTAACAGAGCAAAGAATTAGCAACGTAACTACCTCGCAACGCATGATAGTGTAATGAAAGCTCTATCATAGTATAATAATCAAAAGTCGGTTAAGCCGACCATTTAAACTTATAGGCTTAAAATATGACTAGCGTTTCAACTCCAAGATTAGAATATGTAAATGCCCTTGATGATGTTCAAAGAAATAGAGCAGCCGTAAAAGGTGAGCGAGCAGTTAAGGCACTTAAAACAATATTATTGCCTCCTTTAGCTTCTATGTGTTGTGAAACATGTGTTGATACAAGCGGCCAATCAAGATTAAACCAAACTGCAACTCTAACATTGGAAGGTCAGGCGGCATACAATAAATATATTGGCAATGCTTACTTTTATGGTGCTACTGGCAGAACTGTCGCCGGTTTAGTTGGTTTAATATTTAGCAAAAATCCAGTTGAAGAGGTACCTGCATCAGTTCAGTACTTAGAGGATAATGCAGATAGTAAAGGCAACTCATTAAGGTTTATAGCTAAGACTGCATGTTTTGAAGCGCAAGTAACACCTCGGTCTGGTTTATTAGTAGCAAGACCATCAACTCCGCAAGGTGCAAGTGTAGCAACTGTTGAATCTCAAAATCTTAGACCTAAAATATTAAATTATAAATTTGAGTCGATTATAAACTGGGATTATCAAGTAATAAATAATATTGAAAAATTATCTTTAGTTGTTCTTGTTGAGCAAATATCAGTAAGGAAAGGTTTTGAAGTTAAGGTTGAGAAACAATATAGAGTATTAGAATTAATCGATAATGTTTATCATCAATCTTTATATAATAATTCATCATCACAAATAACCCCACCAACTCCAGTTATGGTTAATGGTGCAACTTCTGATGAGATACCTTTTTATTGGATAGAAAGCGACTCAGATAATAAAGCGCCTATTAATGATTTAGTAGACGCTAACATGGAGCATTATAATTTATATGCAGACTATGGCTCTAAGTTACATTATTCATCATTTGTTATTTATACAGAAACAGGCGCTCAACCTGGTACTAACAATTTAATGGGCAATGGTGTTAAATGGAATAATCCAGAAACAGATGCAGAATTTGGCGTTTTACAACCTGATGGTAATTCTGACGCTCATAGAATTGCATTGCAAGATATGGAGCAAAGGATGGCCGCTTTGGGTGCTGAACAATTAAGGCCTGCAAGTTCATCAGCAGAATCAGCAGAGGCTAAAAGTTTAGATAGGGTAGCTCAAAACTCAACTACAGCAGATGTTGCTATTACGGTTTCAGAGGCATTAACTAAAGCTATAAACTTTGCTAGTCGTTGGATGGGTGGTACAGAGGATACAGTTTATCAATTAAACACTGACTACAATCCAACAGGCTTAGATTCTCAATCATTAACGGCATTGACTGCAACTTGGCAGGGTGGTGGTATTAGTTATGATACTTATTATGAAAATTTACAGCGTGGCGAAATTGCATCAAGCGATAGAACTGCAGAGCAAGAGCAAGCATTGATAAGTGATAATAACGTCTAATGACTGAAAGACTAATAGATCAGGCATCGCGCCATAATGTTTATGTGCAAAGGTTTGCAGGTTATATAAATAATCTGTTTGATCCTTACATGAATAGATTAAGAGGTGAGGTTAGGGCTATCCTAATGGATGGTCCAGTTACTACATCAAGCATAGCTAGAATAAACAGGCTTACTAATGAGTATAGGCGAGCAGCCATTGTTATTATGGATGAATACAATGAAGATCAAGTATTAAATGAATTGCTTGGTTTTTCTGCTAACGAGTCTGAATTTGAACTAGCCTCATTAAAGTCTGTCATTAATTCTCCTTCTGTTACTTTGCAATTACCTGCAGCAAATCAGGTATGGGCCGCTGTTAATTCTATTCCATTGGTTATTGAGGCATCTAACAATACAAATCTATTAGAGCCATTCTTGCGCCAATGGGAGGCCACAACAATAAGAAATGTTAATGATATAATTAGAACAGGTTTTATTACTGGCAGAACATCAGATCAAATAGTACGAGATATACTTGATAACAACACCGGCGTACTAGGTAACAATACTAAATCTGGTTTGCGGGCATCAATAAAAACGATGGTCCGAACAGCTACCAATCATGTTAGTAATATAGCGCGTGAACAAACCTATAATGAAAATAGTGATATTGTTATAGGTTATGAAATAGTATCAACACTTGATAGTAGAACGACTCCTATTTGCCGTGGTTATGATGGTGCTAAAGTGTTTTTCTCTGGTCGTGTTGTATTGGCTGATGGAACTACACGCACAACTAACACAAGACCTAGGCCACCATTCCATAATGGATGCAGAACAGGCACAGCGCCGATATTAGATGCAAGATTTGCCATTGATGATAGTGATGCATTAAGAGCTAGCAAAGGTGTTAATGGTGGCGAGCAAGTAAGCGCTAATTCAACTTATTACACTTGGTTAAAGCGTCAAGGCGCTCAAGGTGCTAATGGTCGGGCATTCGTTCAAGATGTATTAGGGCAGGAGCGTGGAAGATTGTTTTTAGATGGTGGATTAAGTTCAGAAAGGTTCAGCCGATTAACATTAGATGAAATGTTTAGACCAATACCTTTAAGTGAGCTACGTGATAAGCAATCATTACAACTTGCATTTGATGCTATTGATTAGCGACAATTACTAGCTATTATTTCAAGATTATTGTCATCTATAATTTGCTCTATATCTTTAATTGCCAAAATTAAATCAGAAAGTTTAATGTAATCGCCTAATGAGTCATCTTGCTTAATCGTTAGTTCAGCACCACCATATGCAATTATCGCTTCAATATCTTGTTTAGGTACTGCGTTTAACCTATCTAGTATGTCACTCATAACTCTATCCACCTTTCAACAGCTTCACCAATCTCTTTTAATCCACTTTCATCATCTAAGTTAAAGTCTTTTAATTGCTCTGCTTCATCGTATGTAATCATGTTATTTGTCCTCTAGTTAATCGATCAAACTCTTCACCATCTATAACGTAAGCGGAAGTAGATTGCGCTATTAAAAGTTTGTTGACAAGCCTTTCCTCAAGCTTTGATTTGCCGTGTGTAGCGTTTGTTTTATTTAAAAGGTAAGTTATTTCATCTTGAGATAGTCTAACTGATTTTTTGGTTGTCATTATTTATCCTCTAATTTATCAATCCAATCAACAAGCTTTACATGCCCGTTATGATTTTCATTTTCATATCGCCTATAACTTCTAAGTGATATTAAATGATTGTCGCAAAACTCAGTAAGTGAATAGCCTTTGTTTTTAATCTTCTTTGTTAGTTTGTTCATTTTTTAATAAATCCTTTATTCATTTCGCTTGATTGATCATTAACAGCTTTACTAAAATTAACTATCGCACTAGCTGCCGCCATTGCTTTTTCGGCTAAACCACCGTAGACTGAATTAATATTTCCTACAATAGTTATCGCTTGCGAACTCGTCATTGCCATTTTAGCTACGCACAACGCTCTACGAATAATAAACGGCTTACCATAAGTTTTACACCACACTCTTTGCTTGTTTCTTTTTACTTGCTTCATTATAAACCCCTTTATTTGTCATCATTGGCACTAATATAT